GTTAAAGATGGAATGGAGATGGCACAATCAGAACTATCGAGAGCGATAGAAGCTGGCGATGCCACTGCACAAGTCAATGCTCAGAAAAGAATTGCTGCATTGTCTATTGATGAAGCTAGACTAAATGTTATGAAGGAACAAAAGCCTGCAGAAGAAAAGCCTACAAAGCTAGCGGATGCAGTTAAACTTCCTGAAGAAACACCAAGTGAACTTCCTTCTGACCCTGATCCTAAAGCTCAAGAGTGGGCTACTAAGAATAGTTGGTTTGGCACGGATAGACCAATGACATTCACAGCCTTTGAAATACATAAGGATCTAGTGGAAAAAGAAGGTTACGACCCTAAATCAAACGAATATTACGCAGAGGTTGACAAGCGAATAAGGCTTGAATTCCCAAATAAGTTTGATATAAAAGATACCAATACGTCGGAAAAACCGACGCAAACGGTAGCTTCGGCAAAACGAGTTGTTAGGCCGGGCCGTAAGACTGTGAAACTCACATCATCACAGGTAGCGATAGCTAAAAAATTAGGTGTGCCACTCGAAGAGTACGCAAAACAATTAAATATCACGAAGGAGGTATAGCGTATGGAAAAAGATAATATGAAAACTTCCCGTGCGAACCAATCTAGGTCTAAATCTGAAAGACCAAAGGTATGGGTTCCACCGTCATCTTTAGATGCACCCCCTGCACCTGATGGATTCAGGTACAGATGGATAAGAGCTGAGGTAGTCGGCTTTCAAGATACGAAGAACATAACTGGACGATTGAGAGAAGGTTATGAGTTAGTTCGTTCTGAGGAGGTCGAAAATGCAAGTGATTATCCAGTCCTTGAAGAAGGAAAATACAAGGGGGTAATCGGAGTTGGTGGCCTTCTACTTGCGAAGGTACCGATCGAGATCGCGAAGCAAAGACAGGACTACATGACTAGACGTCATGAAGACCGAAACGATGCAGTAGAAAACGATCTTATGAAGGAGCAGGATAAGAGGATGCCTATCAATGTTGATAGACAATCTCGTGTAACCTTCGGTGGTACAAAGAAATAAATTATTTCTCGGGTTAATCCCTATCATCGAGTAACTATAAACCGTCTGTAGAAATACAGACACAAGGAGAAACAACTATGGCAAATGCTAGTACAACTGGTTTCGGACTTAAAGCTGCTATGAGATTAGGCAACACGCCTGCTATCTCTGGTCAGTCAAAGTACGCAATCAAAGATAACACTGGTGTTGGTCTGTTCAAAGGTAATCCTGTGTCTCTAGAAGATTCTTCTGGATCACAAGGTTATTTACAAGACGCAAGTTTCTCTACAACTGATGATACAGGTGGAGGCGGAATTGATTTCGCTTCTGGTACTGAAGCGTTATTAGTTGGAGTGTTTAATGGTGCTTTCTTCGTAGACAACACTACAAACAAACCAACGTTCGCAAATTCAGTTGCAGCAGGACAACGTTTTGGAACAAACCCAAACACTAACAGTACTGATGGTATTGGTTTCGTTAATGACGATCCACACCAAGAGTACATTATCAAAGCAGATGCAGCGGTAACAAGAGCGGCCCACGGTCAATGTGGAAACGTAAATGACTTTACTGCTACAGATGCTAAAAATGGACAGTCGACTATTACATTAGACGTAGGTGCCTTAGCTGAAGATCACATGTTCAGAATAGTAAGATCTGCAGAAGATCCAGAGAACGAAGATCTAACAGCTGCTGGTGCAAACGTTGTTGTAGCATTCAACTCGTCTGCTAACTTGTATTTAAAATAGGTCAATAGGAGAATAAATTATGGCAATATCACGTAGTCAACTAGTTAAAGAACTAGAGCCAGGATTGAACGCTCTGTTCGGCCTGGAATACAAAAGGTATGAAAATCAGCATGCTGAAATTTATACCGCTGAAAACAGTGACAGAGCTTTCGAAGAGGAAGTAATGTTATCTGGATTCGGTAACGCACAAGTAAAAGGTGAAGGTCAAGGTGTATCATTCGATGATGCTCAAGAAACTTTCACAGCTAGATACTCACACGAGACAGTAGCTCTTGCGTTCGCAATCACAGAAGAAGCTATCGAAGATAACCTCTACGATAGACTTGCTGCTAGATACACGAAAGCATTAGCAAGATCGATGAGTAACGCTAAACAAGTAAAAGCTGTTGATCCGCTTATTAATGGACTACCAAGTGGTTCATTCCAATCGGGCGACGGTGTAAGCTTATTTAGTACAGCACACCCAACGTTGGCAGGTACTTTCAAAAATACACTGACAACAGCGGCAGACCTTAACGAAACTTCGTTAGAACAATCAATGATTGACATTGGTAAAATGACGGATGAGAGAGGTCTTAAAATTGCAGCAAGAGGAGTAAAAATGATTATTCCTTCTGAGCTTCAGTTTACAGCTGAGAGACTGATGAAGACTCAAGGCAGAACTGGAACAGCTGACAATGATATTAACGCAATCGTATCTATGGGTATGGTTCCTCAAGGTTATAGAGTGAACAACTACCTAACAGACACAGATGCGTTTTACATCATTACAGACGTACCAAATGGTATGAAAATGTTCACAAGAGCTCCATTAACAACTGCAATGGAAGGTGACTTCGATACTGGTAACGTAAGATACAAAGCTAGAGAAAGATACTCATTTGGTGTATCTGACCCTAGAGGTATTTTCGCGTCTCCAGGTGCGTAATTCGTATTAAAAGAAAATTAAAAGGGGGCTTTCGGGCCCCCTTTTTTTATGGTAGAGAAGAGTAATCATGAAGACATTTCGAGTACAAATTAGAGCGTATGGATACCGTGCGGACTTTCAAGTTACGGCTGAAGACGACGGTAAAGCATTTGAAAATGCACTAGTTGACAAACTAGGAGAAAATGCTATAGTATGGGAAAAAGATGGATTCAGTGATTCGTCTAAATTATGGATAACCTATGAGGAGACCATAGATGCAAATACAAGTCAGAGACCTTTACAAACAGAAGAGAAGTCTCGAGACAGAGTGGGCGGTGCATCAGCGTGACAACCAAAGATACACTTTGGACATGGTCAGGATTGACAACAAAATCAGAGAAGTTGTTAACCAGATCAAGCAAGAAGAAGCTAAAATAGCAAATCTTGCTAACAAAATAGAAAACGCTGCACCCGAAGTTTCTGTAGCTACTTAATAAAAAGCTACATCTTGGATAAATATCAAACCAAAGCACAGGCTCTCTTGCACTCTTGAAAAAATAAGAGTATAACTTTCACACTATACAATTAAATAGAATACTGACGAGTATAGTCGACGGCCTAGAGACAGTATTCGTAAAACTAGGAGGATATAATTATGGCAAATACAACATTTACAGGACCGGTGAGATCCGAGTCTACTGTAAAAATATCAACAAAAAACACTAGTACAGGAGTTCTTACTGACAAAGCAGTTATGGGAACAAACGCAACTGGTGATACATCAAGCAACACAGGTGGTTCAGTTGAATTAAAAGCTGCATCTACAAATACACTTACGATGCAAACTTACCAAGCTGAAGTTACTGTTGCTAACGGTGACACTACAGGAAAAGAAGCTGCAATCGGAATGCCAGCTAACTTTATTCCAATGGCAGTAATGGTTAACGTAACTACTGCTGCAACTAATGCTGTAAACTTACAAGACATTGGTGACGACGCGGATACTGATTCTTATCTTGATGGTGCATCTATCGCTGTTAACTCTACAGGATTCAAAGGTATTTTTGGATGTAATGGAGTTAGAGGCATAGGAACTGGAACAACTGGTGCAACAGGAACTGCTGATGAAGTAGAAGTTGTTGTAAGTGGTGACCCAGGAGCATCTGGTGTAACAATGAGAATAACGTTCTTAGGAATACTAGGAGCATAATAATTACATTGTGGGCCTTCGGGCCCACGATTAATTTTAAGGAGAATAAAATATGTCATTATCAGATCAAAAGTTTTCTTGTAGAACTTCAGATGGTAGATTCGGAACTGTAACTGACTTCGATGGAACGTCAGGAGCTGCTCTTGGACCAGCTAGAGTCACATACATTCAGGTAGAAGGAGTGGCTAATAGTAATATTAAACTTTACGATGGAACAAGCGCATCTGGAACTTTAGTATTTGAAGGAAACTGCGGAACTGAAGGTATAGATATCTATGTGCCTGGAAGTGGTATAAGATGTGAAACTGGTGTATTTCTAGATTTAACAAATACTACATCTGTTACTATCGGATATACCGGCTAAGGAGTTTAAATGGCTAATACAACTTCGGGAACAGCTACGTTCGACAAAACTTTTGCTATTGATGAAATAGTAGAAGAGTCATTTGAACGTATTGGCCTACAAAACGTAGCTGGTTACCAATTAAAATCTGCTAGAAGATCGCTTAATATTCTGTTTCAAGAATGGGGAAACAGAGGTATTCACTATTGGGAAATAGATGAACTTGACCTAGATTTGATAGAAGGGCAAGCAGAGTATGATTTCTTTAGATCATCTGATGATGGTACAAGTGCAACATCTACACCAGCAAACGTATTTGGAATGTCTGATGTTTTAGAAGCACAATTAAGATCTAATAGAACACAAACAACACAGGCAGACTCACCGATGACAAAAGTAGATAGATCTACTTATGCTGCGTTTTCAAATAAATTATCAAAAGGAACACCTAATCAATATTGGGTAGAGAGATTCATAGACAAAGTTAGAATACACGTTTATCCAACACCAGATTCTACAAATGCATCTAAAGATATGCACTTTTATTATATCAAAAGAATACAAGATGTGGGTGATTATACTAATGCAACAGATGTACCATTTAGATTTGTGCCTTGTATGGTATCAGGACTTGCATATTATTTAGCACAAAAATACAAACCAGAGTTAATACAAGCTATGAAATTGGCTTATGAAGATGAATTAGCTCGAGCACTAGCGGAGGATGGGTCAGCTTCAAGCACATATATTACACCTAAAGCTTACTACCCAAGTCAATAATGGCAAAATTTGCAACTGGAAAATATGCAAAAGCAATATCAGACAGATCAGGTATGGAGTTTCCATATAGTGAAATGGTTAGAGAATGGAACGGATCTTTAGTTCACATATCTGAATATGAAACAAAGCAACCACAATTAGAACCAAAACCTATGAATGGTGATTCTATATCTTTGCGTAATGTGAGACCGGATAGAGCAGAACCTGCTACACCTAGACTTTTACCTTTGAACGCTTTTACAACAACAAATGGATCTGGAACTGTATCTGTGAATGAACCAAACCATGGCAGATCTACAAGTGATACCGTAAGATTTAGAGATGTTGAGTTAGTTGGTGGTATACCAGCTGCTACTATTAATGGATCAAGTGGATTTACAATTACAAAAACAGATGATAATAATTATACATTTCCATCTGGAGCTACGGCTACAGCAACTGAAATAGGAGGAGGTGGATCTGCGTCCGCTGGACCAGTTACACAAGAAGCATAATGGCAGGATTAAGTGCATCAGGATTAAAAACACAGATAAGAAGTTACACAGAAGTTGATTCTAATGTGTTATCTGACTCTGTTTTAGAAAATATTATTTTAAACGCACAATACAGAATTTTTAGAGATGTGCCCATTGATGCTGATAGAAAACAACAATCAGGTAATTTAGTTCCAGGACAAGAAACAATTAACTGTCCAGCTGGAGCTGTGTTTATTAGAGGTATACAAGTTTATGATTCAAGCGCCGTGCTTACTGGATCGAATACATGGTTAGAGAAAAAAGACGTAACTTACCTAC